GTGAACAAGGACTTCGGAGAGATCATCAACGCGTGGGCCAAGCGCAATATGATAGACCTCGTGAGGCTCACCGTTGACTTCAAGCAAGCCTGCCGCGCCTTCGAGGTCCTTTTCGCCGACATGTTCCCGCGAGGCATCGCGGAGGGGATGGAAGTCTCGTACGAGGACGTGGCGGAAATCTATCGCGACATGACGGTCAATGAGGCGATCGTGGCCAACCTCGAGAATACCCAGGGCAAGGACTACATGGCCGCCGAGGATGGCGTGGCCATGCTCAGGACCGGGCTGAAGAAGCAGCTGAAGACGCGCGGCGATGGGAAATCCGCCCTCAAGAGGAATGCCCCGCAGGTCACGATCTTCGCCGTGAACGGGACGGCACTGCGAGCCCTCGTCTACGGCAAGGCCCTTCGCCGGAAGATGAGGACGCATATGCGGTCCAACCTTCTCATCAACCCCTGCGCTCCGATGAATGAAGTGGCGAAGATCTTCAACGCCTGGAAGAAGACGGGCCTCACCATCACCGACCTCGACTTCGAGAGGTTCGACGCAAGCATCCCGACCTTCCTGCTTCTTTGCTTCGTCATCCTGCTCATTACGCTGGGGATGCCCGAGGATATAGTCCTCGAGATGATGGCTACCTCGTACAACAAGAAGGCCAGTGATGCGGATGGCAACACGCTCACAATCTACGGGGAGGTCTGCTCCGGCCTTTGGTGTACCATCCTCGGGAACGGGTTCGTCAACTACGCCGCCGCAAGACTCAGTGGCATCGTCAAGACCGGCGACTCGGGCGCCTACGAGGGCGACGATTCGCACCTGCTCACCAAGCCGATCGTCGGGCTCGGCGGCAAGGTCACGCGCTGCAACGCGAACTTCGGCATGATATGCAAGCTCGTCTCCCCCGAGGTCGAATACTTCTTGGGGCATTTCATGATCGAGACGGACGCCGGGTGCGTAGCGGTCGTTGATCCGATGCGTGCCGCAGAGAAGTTCACCTCACCGCGCCCACTCGCCGACGCCGAGTCGATCCGGGCCTCGTGGCGCGTGAATCGAGCCACGCTGAATCAAGGCTTCGACGACGACAAGCTTATCTATGCAATAAGCAAGAAATACCAACACAAAGTCACGGCGTACAACATAGTTGATGCACTCCGCGCCCTCGATTGAGGACATGAATCGCGCCCCAGAGGCGGAATCCTGCAAAGGTTAAGAGAAAAAAA